CGGCCAGTTCTTTCGATGCCCCATTGGCCTGATCGGTTTGCCCCACATACGCCGTCAGCGCATTCTGGATCTGCTGAAACGCCCCCGATACCGTCACCGGCATGGTGGTGTATTCGCGCTTGATGGCCTCTGACTGCGAGAGGATGGCGTTGACGACCTTATCGGCAGTCAGTTCGCCCTGTGCCGCCATTTCGCGGAGCGAGCCTATCGGCACATTCAGCCCATCGGCCAGTGCTTTGGCGAGACGTGGCGAGTTCTCCATCATGCTGTTGAACTCGTCGCCACGCAGCACGCCGGAACCAATCGCCTGGGAGAATTGCAGGATACCGGCTGCCGCACTGGAGGCATCCGCACCGGAAATGCGAATGGTTTTGCCCACCAGATCGGTGATGGCCAGGGTGTCTTTCTGCGACCGCCCCAGATCCCGCATCGACGTGGCCAGCCGCGAATACAACTGCACGGTTTCCGCCAGCGGGGTCATATTGCGCTGGCTGATTTCAAACAGTTGTGACTGCGCAGCGGCAAACTCTTGGGTGGACCCCGAGACGAGTTTGAGCTTGGCGACGATGCCGGAATAGGCATCGGCGGTCTGAATCAATTGACGGGCCGAAAAGGCCACCCCCAACCCCGCCAAGGCACGGCCTGCGGTAGACGCGGCGCTGCTGAGTCCCTGGGTGGCTTTTTCAATGCCGCCGAGACTGGCACTGGCTTTGCGGGAGGAGTCCCCGACTTTCTCGATGGTCCGGTTGAGGCTGTTGATCGTGCCTTCGGCCCCTTTGCCGTCCGCCGTGATCCGAATGCCTAACTGGATAGAGTCTGCCATGTGTCACTTACTCGGCTTGTTGAGAATCGGCAGGGCGGTGGATTCCATCACCCGCAACCCGTCAAAAATATCCTTCTGCTGCTTCTGGTGGCCCATCATCCTGATGACCACCTCGGCCTCGGTGTACCGGAGGCCGTGCCAGATCATCTGCCCGGACATCGCGGGAATTTCCCGCCGCCATTGCGTCTGAAGTGCCAGGAACACCATCAGCGTGTCCCAGTTTTCCTCCCAGACCTCACATGGGCCGTCGTCTTCCACCTGGCTTTCCAGCGTGTCATGGATGACCTCCTCGGGTGCGCCAAAGGCCCGCATGGCCTCGGCCAGATCGTCGTTGCCGGCGTGCGGTCTGGAAGGCGCGGCCCAATGGCTGGCCGCGTCCTCTAGTTTTTTCGCTTACCGCCCCCGAGAGTCGCTTCAAAAAACGCGGCGACAATCACGCTGGCCGCGTTGGGATAGTTGTTCAGCATGAGCCAGACGTTAGCGCGGTTGAACGGCAAATCCTCCGCACCGTCCGCTTCAGAGACGTGCCGCCAGCCCTCTGCAATGTCCATCACATAGTCGGTGTCCCGTTCCAGGCTATCGACCACCACTTCCGATTCCGTCATCTGCTCCTGGGCCTTTTGCAAGTCGTTCAGTTTTGAACGGCTGACCCGCTTAAACTTCATTTCAAACTTGATGGCCTGGGATGCACCGGACTCGTTGACGACGGGGAGAATCACCCCGTAATAAAAGCCTTCGCTTTTGGGTTTGAGGACAAATGCCATTGGGTTTACCTATCTGTCTGTTTAGGGAATGAGTCCCCCGCTTCATCACCAGCGGCGGGGGGCGCTGTAGACAGCCCTGGACTCAGGGTCGTGATGCGACTGCCTGTCCGGGCGTTTACTTGAAGGTCAGCACCAGTTCGTCATTGCCGGCGCTGGTCGGCTCGAACACCATCGGCGCGGAGAGCATCAGCACGCCATCGCTGTCGGAATAGCTCGGCGGGTTGATGGTGACGGCGGGGGCGTCGATCTGGACGATGGACCCTGCGCCCGTGCCGTGGATGATCTGGAATGCGCCGGAGGTTTTGGTTCTGGCGGCTTCCACCCAGGCGTAGCTGGTCACGGTGGTCATCTCAAACACCAGCGTGCCTGTCGGGGCGCGATCCGTGATGAGGGCCGCCGGATCGCAGCCGGGGAGATCGCGGTAGACGAGGTTATTGGCCAATTCCAGCGAGAACGATTCGGTACACAGGTCTTCACCGAACAAGGTGATGGTCTGGGTATTGGCGCTGTTGGCCCCCTTCGGAATCTTGAAGTCGCTGAAGTTCGGCGTCAGCGGTGAAGCGTCTGCCGGGGCCACATAGTTGCCCATGAAATTGAACGACAGACTAGGGATTGCGCCCCGCGCAATCGACAGGCTGAAGCTGCCCCGCGCACCCGTGATCTGGTGCTTGATGCCGTCCATGAAGACTTCGATGGTGACGGAATCAAAGTCGGCGGATACCGGGGTGTATTCGGTGTCCGTGGCCGAGGTGATGGTTTCGTCGAAGCCACACGCCATCAGCGCATCGCCATAGGCCGGCCGGGTGCCCGCCGTGCCCGAGGACGCCAGTTCGACATCAAAGCTCAGTTCGACGTGCTGATCCAGTTGGATGCTGGACGACTGGCCAAAGTAAGGCCGGACGAAATCGCGGGTGGCGGTATTGCCAGCCAGCGGGGTGAGTGAGACATTGCTGACCAGGAAGCAGTCGGTGCCTGCCAGCGTTGCAGCGGTGCCGAAGGTCGTTTCCTTCTTCAGCGCCACCAGGGTTTTGTTCATAAACAGGGCCATAGCGGACTCCGGGTTTTAAGCCGGGGTCGCTATGCCCTGAGTGCCTTCTGCGAAGGGTCGTCAGGACGGGTGCCCGTCGTGGTGTTAAAAAATCAGTTCAGGCTTTTTCGGCCTCTTTCATCCAGTCCTCAAGGGCGCTGATAGCCCCCTTGGCCACGCGGATGAGCGTCTTAATCAATACTTTCGTGTGAGGTTTCATCCGTCGGCTCTGTCGGTAGCGGTTCGGGCATGAAGGTTTTCTTCGTGGTCTTGGCTTTCACCTCGGCCACTTCGACACAGCAACGGGCCTTGGGGGCCGTGGCCGGTGTCAGCAAGGTGCGTTCACCCGTTGCCGGGTCTTTGGTCCATGTCGCCATCAGGGGGCCTCCAGGTGGTCAAAGTAGAAGCTGTAGGCATACTCGTCGCGCCACACCGTGTAGCCCGCATCGAGAAATTCCATGCGGCCTGCCCGGTAGGTGATCGGGTCACCATTGCTTTCGGGTTGGTAGTCGATGATCGCGTCACGGACTGCATCGCGCAGGGGTAGCAGGTCATCCAGCGTCGCGGTCCCCATCACCAGTCCGAGGCGAACCTCGATGCGCTGGAGCGCGGGGGCGTTGATGCGCTGATTAGCGCCTGCGGTTTCAGCTAGATCGGTGATCCAGACGGTGGGGCCGTTGGCTAGGCTGGCCGTTTCCGGCGGTAAGCCGACCACGACCTTGCCACTGAGTCCTTCGACGGTTTCCAACTGCGTCACGATGCCGCTGATGTTCATGCCGGGGCCATCCTGGCTTTGCGAATACCTGCCGAGTCCACGTCATCAATTTCGATCACTGTGTACTCGATCTCGCCCACGGTCACGGCGGACCGCACTTCGATTTCAGGGAAATCCGCTGCACGAAACATCAGATGTGCGCCGTTGACCATCTGCACGGTGTTGCCCAGCATCATGTCATCCTGCGGGGTGACAATCGCTGTGCCTTCCACGTCGTCAATGCTGACGGCGCTGCCAAACACACGCTCCAGAGAACCGTGGGCTAGGCTGGCGAGTTGGTCAAAGGCGCTGGTCACGTCAATTAAGCGACGGTGCCCGGTATGCCGGTAAACAGAACATCCAGTTCTGTTACACCATTGCCAGCGGCTTCAAAAGCCACTGCGGCCGCACCTGTCACGTCACCCGTGGCTGGCGTGGCGGCGTTGTCGTCGAATTTGCCGACGCTGACATCCCAAGTGAGGCTTTCGCCTTGGGCAATCACGGCGGCACTGACTTTCGGCACGGCAAACACGCCGCGAATGGCGATAGCGCCCCGGCTTCCGTTGGCAATATCGGTCAGCGCCACGCCAAGAATCTGGCCGACTTTAACGACCGAACCCGAGGTAATGGTTGCGCCCGCCGTAATGGTGATGACATCACCGGGTTGAACTGCATTAGTAGCCATATCAATTCCTCTTAAGAGTGATGGGCAGCGGTGAGGCCGCCCGTGTCAGTT